GACGCACCCGTAATAAGTCCGAGTGCTCCCCTCACTGTGGTTTCTTAACCACTTCCCTTTCGGGAACCATGGCTCCGGAATATTAGTATGCCGGAGTTGGAAGTAACCTGATGTGATGAATATCAGGCCGCCGATCCAAAGGTTCGGAACGTTGTGATGCTAACTGGGATCTCTCTGCAGAGACCATCCAGTCCATCAGTTGGTTCCAACCATCGGGATTCGCACACTTCCGTGTACGTAGAGAAAATTCAGCAACAGTGAAAACTGCACACTGAAGATTCTCATCATGTTTAAAGTTCTCATCTTGGGAACCTTTGAACATGAAACCCCGATAGATCTCTCGTCGAGTCGTTGACAACCTCGAAAGCTTCGGTTGAAGCTTCGTAAGGTAGTCAGAGACGTCGAACCAGCTCCTGTCAAAGAACTGGTTTTGCGAACTAATCGTCGCTGCGAGAGACTTCGGATCTTTCCCGTTAAGGAGGCTATACCGGAGGTAGACTGGAGTAACGTCCACTCCCCGGAAATAGTCTCCCCCGCAAGATTCTCTGAACTCACCAGTCCAGAAACTCTTACGGGTGTTGACCCTAAGTCCAAACGACTCGAGGTCTCGTATAACGGGAATTGCAGTCTCTGTAGGAACGATGATATCATCGCCATACAGAGATACGGAACGTAATGCTTTCATCACATTACGTCTCGTAACAGGCTGCGCCTGCGCCCTGAGAACCCCAGCGATAACTATGATCGTAAAGACCATAGTTTCGAATGGGAAACAGAGCGCAGAACCCATCGGCGCGAACTTCTGAAGGAAGATAGTCTTTCCTTCGAAGTCCGCCCTGGTTGTCCTGCAAGCGAAGACAACGTCTCGCAAGAGACGATGTCGACGAAGCATGTTGGCAACTAGGGAGACATGAACTCGGTCACTAGCCTCAGATAAATCGAGAGTAGCGACTGAGCCATCGATTGAACCGGCGAGAGCCAGACTTCTCTGGCGCTCTTGATCAGTCCAATCGATCGAGGACCTTAGGGAATCGTCTTGCTTAATCCTTTTGAGGATGGCAAGATGAATTCCCTGCTGAACAAACTGGTTTGCAGTTTGATCAGCGGCAATGATTCTCGGTGTCTTCTGCGTCTTGGGAACCAAAATGACGCGCATAGAATGCTCGTCTTTTGGAGAGAGAGGTCGCAGAGAGTTGCTAACGTCAAGCATATGATGAATATTTGCGAAGCAAACATCATCATACGGCAGGGCTTTAGCAAGGCGTGAGGTCCAGAGATTCTGGACAACGGCATACTTACGTATGCCATACGCCTTCTCTGCAACTGAGCCGGGACCGTGCTTAAAAAGATAAGCACCAGTTCTGATGTCGTTCTCGACACCAGAGTAGAGATCTCCGAACAGGATCAAGTTAATCCTGTCGTGATCTCCGGTCCAAGCACTACGAATCGCATCTCTGCGAATACGTAGCTCTCGTTCGACCTCAAAGAAGGACTCGACAGCCTTCTTAGCACGAGACGGAGTTGGCAAAGCCTTCTCCTTCTTGTGCAAAAGAAGAATCTGTCGAATGACAGAGACCGCCTGTATGGCAGTCCGTCCTTCTTTAAGGTTGCAGCCTGCTGCCCCAAAGTTGAACACGAGCTGGAGGAACTCCCGCATAAAAACGGGACTTCCCTTCTTGACTCCGAAGAGTCGAGAACCGAGCCACCGCCCTGCACAAACGGCTTCGATGAAGTCGTCGTGCATGGTGGGGAGGGAAATCGTAAGAAAAGATTTCCCCTCGTGTCCGTACCGCCTCTCAATAGTCTTGAGAGTGCGGCTGGGGTCTATCTGCAAGCGTAATCCGCCCTCTATGAGGACGGCCTTTAGGAGAGCTAGTTCGTGCCTTTTCATAATGACCCCTCCAAAGGGTGATTATGCACGGGCCATAGCTAGCCTCTGTGAAGAACGGGAGTAAAATCTACTCCCGTTCAACGTCCCCACTAGTTGATTCTAGTGTTCCAGCTGCAGTAGCTTCGTGAGCACAGCGTTCGTGCTCGCCGTAAGCTGGCCTGACAAGCCAGTGAACATGGCGATCTTGTCCGCGGTCGTATACCCAAAAAGTGGGAAATCGAACACGAAGTAACAAGAACCAGTCAACGACTTGTTCAGTGCAGTGATGGGATCCGCAGCGACGACGTCCTTGTCCACTCGGGCAAGGGTCTTCGTGCGACCAGAGCTTCCCGTCGTAAGTTGGGAAGACATGGTTTCCCGGACCAATCGATCCGCCGAGTAGTACAGACTCTTGAACCCGTCGTCAGAGACGCGGGGAAGAGAGATTGCACTCCCGATGGTGATTGACTGAGGATCTGCTAGGGACATTTCATTCTCCTAAAGAATGGGCCTAATGGTAGGATCACTACCGACCCAACGAAGGCGACTTGGCAGCTGCCAAGGCACCCAGGATACTCAATTGGCTGCTTGTAAGCGAGCCAAAAGAGGATCCAAACCCGAAAGGGGTTGCTCGAATCCTACGAACAGACTTCTGATCGTAGAATCCGTATGACCTGAAGAAGACATCAGACGTCGGCGTCCATTTAAGAGAGTACTCGTAATAAGACTCTCTAATGGCCGTCTCCGTGATGTATCCCCAGGTCATCTGCACGCCTCTAGACGTAAGCCCGCGAAGATTGTCGAGAACATCGCCAATATTCACGAACCAGTCTAGAAGCCAGGAGAATGGAGTGGCGTCGTACAACGCTGTTGCGATAGATCCCGGATCTAGCCCTAAGGCTATAGCCGTAAGATCTTCACGAAGCGCTGCGTCATGCATAAGATCAGCTGCCGAATTGTCCCCAGTAGGGACTCTAAGGCTAGCAAAATCGTATGTATAACCAGCAGAGAAAGTAATCTCACTGCTGACACGACACCCCATTAGACCGCTGAGCGCCACGTTAGACTTGACTTGCGCCGAGTCTTGCCATGGTTGTCCAGGAAATTGGCCATCCGTTTCCCCGTAGACTCTACCGGGAACAGAGAACCAAAAAGTAGTTCCTGCACAGTTCGGATAATCGAAGCCATAAGTTCGGCTAAGATCATTCTTAAGCTCACCACCGGTCCTACGACGGCGCCTCACGATGGTGCCGCTGTCCTTAATCCACTGGTCAACGATTCCGTTGACAGTGTCAATCAACACTCCTAATTTGGCTATATCATCCGCAAGTGGCTTATACCCGAATATGTAATTCAGGTACTCGCCACCAAGACTGCGAATGAGAGAGCCTCGTTTACGAGGGTCGACGACACTACTGAATATCTCTTTACCAAGTAAACCCGGCAGAAGAGCCGAGTCTACAATGGCTTCAGCGATACTCGACAGTAGATTGACCTGGCTCTGAATTGGATTGGTCTCCTTGATAAAGGAAGTACCAAGCGTGACCAAGTCAGAGTCCGTTTTGATGAAAGGGTACCGGACTGGACTGCTGAAATTCAAGCGGTCCAACCAGAAGTTCGAGTTGATCCCAAACCATGTGGTATCGGTAAAGATCGACTGGAACGGCCCATTCAACCTACCCCAGTTGGGGCTCATAGTTGCTGAAGGACGCCTGGAGAAAGTATTGCCGCAAAAGCGGGTTACTCTCTGCATGGCGAACTCATGCCCTATATCGCCTTGAGCTGTGGCTAGGACCTCGCCCAGATTCTGTTCGCTGTAAACAGCGCCAGGTTTTCTGGATTCGCGGTCAAACGACGGTCCACTTCTGAAAGAAGTGATGGGATTACGAAACTCGAATTCATTTACGCTGAACTTCCATAGCGGGTTAACCGCGGAAAGATCAACGGAGACCGGTGAGAGTTTGTTGGTTCTCACCTGGTCGGGCTTTCGCCCAATGTTCGTGGTAACGTATCCCGAGGACATTTAACGTACTCCTTTCCCTTTCGAGGGTGTTTTCACTCCGCAAGAATTCTTCAGAGCGGAGTGGGAGCGCCTACCTACGCAATTACGCAGATAGACTGCTGGGGCGCCCAATGGGCGC